GACCTATTAAACCATTATTAGAGCCAACTTTTCTTATAGAAAAAGTAAAAGGTGGTCCAACAAATTGCATTTCATATGAGGCAGTATCCGTTAAAACTAAAATATAATCTTTTCCTTTAAAAGCTCCTATTATTTCTGTTCCATCATCAAGTTGAAATGTTCCTGCTGTGTTAGTTGAAGTTGGCTCATAAATAGCTTTGTTTTCTTGATCGGAAAACCTAATAAACATTTTATTTTGTGAGCTTGCTGTTCCAATTGTTGTTTCAGTGCCTAAATGAAATAAGTGTCTATCTCTATCTGAAACTATAGTCATAACAGATTTTGTAGGCATTCCAGTGCCGATTGTAGCTCTCGTTTGCAAAGCGTTCGTAGCTGAAGCGTCCCAAGTAAATGTCTCGCCGTTGTGAACAGTTGCTATCAATATATTTCCAAAATTATCTAATGACCAGTTGGCAGGATCTATTGTAACTGTGCTTTCTGTGGAAGCATCTCCCCAACCTAAAAAATTAGTTATGTCCGTAACTGTTGAACCATTAGCGTGTTCAGCAGGAGTTGTTCCATTAATACCTCTAGAAATACCACTTATTGTGTTGGTGCTTGTATTATTAGAAGTGTACTCCATATCCTCTGATCCAATTCTTAATTTTCCAGATGCTGGTAAAATTGAAGTGTTAGTTAAAACAACAGAGGACGCTCCAACCAACATTGCACCACCATTATTTATTGTTGTGGTTGTGCTTGCGATGGGACGACCACCCCAAAAGAAAGTTCCCCAACCGTAACCCGCTGTTTGTGAAAGTGGACCTACAGCGACGTATGGATTAACATCCAATGTGCCATTATTAGTTACACCAGATTTACTTTCTGACGAAGGCATGGTTATAGTAAAAGTAGTTATAGAAGGAACGGATTGTATCTCGAAAAGTTTATCGTCAAAATCAGTTGCCGTAAAAACTGTATTCGCGCTTGTGAAAGATCCAGCGTTTGCGAAAGTAATAATATCCCCAACTTCTAAATTGTGAGCGGCGCTTGTAGTGATGGTGACTGTTGCAGATCCATTTGTTGTAGAAATGTTAGCTCCAGTTGAAAAATTGTCTGTGTCTAGAGGTGTAATATCATAAAATCGTCCACCAAAAAAAACAATCAATACTTTATCTGTTCCTATTGCTGCGTATCTTTTTCCGCTTGTATCGGCCCACACGTGTTGTCCTCTTGCAGATCCTACTAATTTGTCATTTACGAGAGCTTCCCAACCGCCTATTTTTTCAGGTTCTCCATATCTAAATCTAACATTATCTCCATCTACCCATCTTCCCTCAGCGTCTGCTGGTGTAGACTGTTTATCAAATCCAGGTGCTATCTTATATTTTGCTAGTGGCATGCCAAGATTATAACATTTTCAAAACGTTAAATATAGATTACTTGATTTGTATATTAAATCATGCCCTTCCATAATTGACATTTTCTATAGTTAAACGCTAAACTAACTCTTGTTTTATCTTCATCATTTACAACAACTCTATGTTCCACGTGGTCAGGAAATAAAACTATCTTACCTATCTCTGGTGTAACTGAAATCGGATCGTGTATATAAAACTTTGTCATAGATTTTGGTGAGTTACTAAAATATACTATACCGCAAATGGCTCTATTTATTGCATCCATATGCAAATGATATTCTTGAAAGAAGTCTTTATGATAAATATTAAACCATGATTTTTCTATAAAGCCCTCATAATATGCATTTTGATGAGTCATATAATTTTGTATGTGAGCTAATATGTTAAAATGAAGTTTTTGCAATCTCATGTCATTTAAAATATTATTAGTTAAATTATCACTTG